CAAGGGTTGCCACTGCGTCAAAGGTCTGGGTGAACGTGCCCGAGGTGACATCCACCCACGAACCATTGTCCAAGGCCGCAAGCATGGTATTGCTTGTCCGGGCAGAGCGTGCAATGAGTGTCCGGGCATCCAACAGGACGATGATGGACCAGTCAGCGAACGTGCCAGAGCCTCCTATCGCGTCCACAAGCACCGACATAGCCCCGGTCGTAGAGTCATATGCCGAGCACGTACCCAGCATGTAATTCGCGATGTTGGCTTGAGACGTAATCTTGATGCGCTGACCGACACCAAATGCACGATTCGCCTGCGTGGTGAAGGTCTTTGTGCCCGTACCAATCAGCAGCGAAGTCGTGGAAGTTCCTGTGGAGTATTGGCCAGAGGACTGAGCTGCGATGTTGATCTGAGCGGCAGTGGCTACTACAGCCTCATTGCCGAGGTTGGGGAAAGAGCCTTGAACTGCGGCTTTGATCAGGCGCAGATGGTTGTCGCCCAGGGACTTGGGATCAGTCCCCGTGGGGTTGGCTGGGACCAGCTGCCCGATGAACGATGCGGTTTCGAGTGCCATTAGTAGCCCCGGTTGATGTTGCGCACGCGCAGTGCGGAGCCGGTGAATTGAGCGGCTTTATCGGAGTCGCGCAGCTCGCTCATGTCTTTGTTGTATTTGCCCTCCCACATCACAGCCCTATTGTCATCAAAGATGAACGGCGAAGCCTCTGCCAGCGCGCCGAACAGGTAGATGGATGGGAAGTTGGTCAGCAGCCAGTTGGTATCTCCGTCAGCAGATAGGGCCGGGAACTTGGCGTAGTAGCTCACAGAGATGGGGTAGATGGCATCCGGCATGGGGCCGAAGATCAGCTGATCCCCATCAATCGAAAACACCACCGGCTGGCCATCGAAGGTCTGCGGGTAGCGTGAATTGATGTGCTCCACAGTTGCGAAGGAGATAGGCGTGGGGTTGTCAGTGTTCAGCGACACGTCATTGAACTCCAGCCAGTCAGTCGGGAGCGTAATGCCTTGAGCTCCTGCAACCGTGCTCAGCGTCGCGCTGGTCAGCTGCTTGCGCAAACGCAGATCCCGCGCGATCTTGGCCTCAGCCAGGGCGATTAGATCGGGGATGTTGTCCGTCAAGTCTGTGCGCTTCAACCAAGACGCCACAGACGTTTTCAGGCCGGCATAGGTAGTGAGGCTCACACTTGCCCCTTCCAGATGCGGAAGTGCGACAACTCGGGCGAATTGAGAATGCGGCGGGAATGCTCTTGCGAACCCATGCACTCACGGAATGTTATGCCGTTGTCGTTGCAATACCGTTCAATGACGACGAAGGGGATGCGACCAGCGTGCTTCATCTCGCCGGAACCGTGATGGCCTTCCTTGTGTCGTGCCTGGGCATCTTCAAGGATTGCATCGCAGTCCTGAATCGTGCCGGTGGTCATGGACCCGTCCCCATTCATCTGGACGACAGACCGAACCCCACCAAGACCGACATCGAGGGTCCGCATCAGTTGTTCTCCAGAGGAACCACGTTGACCTTGCCTGCCAAAGTACCTTGGATGTAGGCAATATGCGTGATGCCAGCAGGAACAGAAAGGTTGATTGAGTCGCCAGGCTGGATCATGATGTCGTTGGCGGTTGCGGCAACCCCAACAAGACCGAGCTTCACGTAAGACTCATTGATCGCAGAAACCCGCACGTAATTGGGGCGCGACCCACTGGAAGTAACGGGGATTGCAGACGCGGCCGAAGCGGCGCCCGTAGCAGCGGTGAACCCGACTGCGGTTACGGTGATGAATCCACCGCCATAGACTTTGCTCATATGTGCTCCAGCGTCATCGCGACGTTAGGAAAAAGAAAGGGGCCGAAGCCCCTATTTTGTGCTTACGCCGGGGTGAAAGCAAGCGTGATGGTCCCCGCTCCAGCAGCACCCAAGGCACCGCTGATCAGGATGCCCACCCGCGTGCCAGCCGCCATATCCACTTGCGCCGCAACAGGCACAAACGCAATTGGCTGCAGCAAAGAGCCTTGCATACTCACAGCATCCGATGCAGCAGTACCCGATGCAATCGCCGTACCGTTACCAGCGCGGACGATTTGCGCTGTCACCGCGTTGGTCGCCGCAGTAACGCGGGCGATGGTCGCCGATTGCAGGATGCAGCGCCGGGTCAGCGCCACCGCAATCATAGTGACAGCCGCCGAGGTGTACGGCACCGTAACGTAGATGAACGAACCAACGTCACCGTCAGTACCTTCCAGACCAGCAGAGCCGTCAGCAAGTTGTTTGATATTGATCGACATAGTGTTCTCCTTTTGAAGAGACGGGGCCGAAGCCCCATCGGATTACAGAATGTCGTACACAGCGCCGTGGGCCTTGGGAGCGCGGCATTCCAGCGTGTATTCCACGAGGATTTCGCGCTTCTCAGCGTCACCGGTCTTGGCGAGTTCGACCGTCATGAACGGACGCAGGTAGGCGATGGCCAGCTTGTCGGACTGCAGAATGAACACGTCGCGTGCAGCTTGGAAGCGGTTGGGGATCGCTTGCAGGGTGCCGAAGTCCGACACGTAGTAATCGACCGAAGCGTAGAGCTTGGCGTCTTCCGACTTGTCGAAACGGGTCGCGTTGCCGGTGAAGCCCGAGAACGTCTGTTTCGCAGGAGGCGACATCATGATCATGTCAGGCTCACCACCAGCGGTGTACACCTTCTGGATCACGTCCTTGATCTGCGCTTCAGTGAACGCTCGCTGCGTACCTGGCGTGTAGCCGGTGTTCGCGGTGTACGACGCGAGAGTACCGCCGTTGTTGTTGACGTTGTCCACGACCCAGCCACGCAGGCCACGCGATTGACGTGGAGCGGTCGCAAGCACATCGTTCTGAGTCAGGCCCAACTCCATGTCGCGCTTGATTTCAGCCGATGCCAGGGCCAGCTGATAGGCCAGCTCGTCCTTGCGCCCGGCTGGGTTCATCGCTTGTTGCGTGCCCGAGACAATCACCGTCTTGGTGGAAATCTGGGTGCGGTTGTTCAGGCGAACCGTGGGGGTAACCGTCTTGGCAACAGCATCATCGCCTTCGGCCTGGGCGTTCGCAGCAGCTGCGGCCAGGTCTTGGGTTTGCCACTCGTGCAGCGTGTTGGTGGCCTTCGTCTTCGAAGCCATGTTCAGCACGGGGGTCTGCGTGGGGGAGATGCGATAGATCGCGTCGGTGAGATCCTCACGGTTGCCGATTGCGGCGGTGGTGAGGAATGTTCCAGATGGAGCAGCCATTTCAATATCCTTTCAGCGCTTCTCAGCGTTAGAAATCAAGTCAAAGAAGCCCAGCAAACACCGCTGCGGCGTCTTCCACCCGTCCGCTCTTGGCGAGCTTCTGGAAGGCAGACGAACGCTTGTCCAACGCCTGGTTTTGACCAACTCCAGGGCGCTCAACCTTTTGGGGGAGCGCGGCAACCTTCTTTGCGGCTGCACTGGCTTTGGCCGTCAACTGATCGTAAAGCATCGCCTTGCGGGCGACTGTCACGGTCTTGGCGTCGTAGATGTTCGCTACGCTTTGCTCGTCAAATCCCTGACCTTTCAGGTACTCGGCGAGCGCTTTTTGCTCGGCCTTCGCAGTCTCTTGGTTCTTCCACTCGGGGACCTTGGCGAGGAGTTCTTCTCGCTGGTCTTGCAAGTGGGTAGCAAGTGCCTGCTGTTGCTCGTGCTGGTGGATCTGTTGAATCTGCTGTTGTTGCCCGTACACCTGGTTCAGCGCTGCTTGTCTCTTTTGCAAGAGGTGCTGCTGAATTACGTACTCACCTGGGTTATTTACAGCAAGGCTCTCCCAATCCACCGATTGATTTTGCTCACTCAGAGCGCCTTCAAGCTGAGCCTGCATCCGGTTCAGATTTTGGGCGTACTGTTGTCGCTCTTGCAGCGCCTGCTGCGACTGGGCTTGAGCTTGCTTTCGCTCGTCAGCCGTGGCCATGGTCTTTTTGGTGTAGTCCGCTTGGCGCAGTCGATCCGCTTCTAGCTTCTCGGCTTTGTCCTTCGGCAGCTGGATCTTGTATCCATCTACATCCACCTCGACCATCTCTACCTGCGGATCCTCCGTGCCCTCTTCGGGTTGAGTCTCTACAGTGGCTTCGGCTGGTTGCTCAGTCTCTGGCGCTTCCGTACTGGTCTCTACTTTGGGCTCAAGCATCTCCGCAAAGACCGCTGCCGCTTGATCGGTGTTCAGCGGCGAGTTACTGGGTTCCGTTCCCGGATTATCCATCTTTTTCTCCTTGGGGTCGTCTCGCGACGATGCCCGCACACAACACAATCACCCCTCAGGTGTACTAAGCCGGTTGTGCTTCAGCTCAGATTTCGATGTAGTCACCTGTGTTCAGCTGCCCCTTGTAAGGCCCCGTGAACACGTTGATATTGCCGTTGGCACACATCACCAGATTATGCACTGGGTCAGGATGCCACACGTTGCGGAGCCGAGGCTCTTTGTGGGCTAGGTGCCGGATCCGCTCATGGAACTGATCCCAGCTTTCGCCCTGTCGAACAGGCTCTGCTTGTGCTGCAGTTCCAACTGGGCGAGTTTCCCCGTCTCCAGTGTCGTCGTCAAATGGCTCTGCACCTTCTTCAGCAGCGTTAGGTACTGCCAAATCTTTTCGCGGCCTTCCTGGTCCCTTACGGGGCTGTTTTTCCATGACTCGATTACCTCCAATTCAATGTCTACAAACACTTGCTGAAAGACCTCGTTTTCGAGGACTTCCCGCGCCCGGTTGCCGTCATAAAGACGCTGCTCTAGTGTCTTACTCATTGCTCACCGCCGTGTCAGACGCTTGCTCTTGTTGAGCGGAAAGCGTGGTTTGTGCTGTCAGTTGGGCTGCGTCGATTCTGCTCTCCGCCTGGATGCGGGCAATCTCGATGGCCTTTTGATACTCCAGCTGCGCCCGCTGGGCATCCGCTTCCATCTGCCGATCAATGCGGTAGGCTTCCAATTCACGCTCCATCGACATCTTGAGTTGCTGCTGCTCAGCCTCTGCTCTCTGGCGGTTGGTGTCTACCTGGGCCTGCATCTGCATCTTCTCGCGCTCCAGCTGTGCATTCAGCTGGGCGTTCTTCTCATCCGACTGCGCCTTGATTTGGGCCTTCATCTGCTCAACCTGCATTGCCTGTTGGGCAGGGTCCGGCTTCTGCTGTGGCGGCTGCTTGGATGGGTCTGTAAAGAACTTGTCGGCGTTCTTGAACCCGAGAGCCTTGGCTTGCTCTTTCTGCAGGTTGTAGACGTTCCCAGGGTTCGCAGTGCCCACTTGCAGGCCGAACATCTGAGACTGGCTCAGGCTCATCAGATGGGCAACCTGCTGGTCTTTCGACCCGGTGCCCAAGCCCACGTTCAGGCAGGTATCAAAGCCGTTCTTCCAGTCCCGAGGGTTGACCTCGACCCATTCGCCACGGAGCTTGACGATGTCCTTCTTGCTCCTATGTTGAGAGCACAGACGTAGCATCAGACGGAACACGTCGCGGAATCCATCGGCGAAGTTCCTGGCGATCAGGTCCGTCCGCATGTCGGCCTTGTTGGTCACAATGGTGGCCTGAGTCGCGGTCACAGGCCGGTCAAGCGCATTCGTGTCCATCCCTGCGCTCTGACGACTCCAGCCGGTGGAATCCTCGATGTAGCCGGTCATGTACTCCATCATGCCCATGCCGACAGAGGAATCTCCCATGCCCTGGTCGAGGCGGCCAGCCATCCCAGGGGCCTTCAGGCGGACAATGCCACCTGGGCGTGAGGTCAGCAGGTCGTCCAGGTTCACCTGGCCGTCAACAGCGAAGTACCGCCCGTTGATCTGCAGGTACATGTTGTCCAGCTGGCCACGGAGAATGCTGGTCTTGATCTTCTGGCCTTCCATCGCGAGATCAGCGATAGACAGACCGAAGAACTTGTGCGGCATCGGGATAGGCGTAATCGACACGAACGGCGAGATATCCACAATCTCGTTGTCCAGGATCTCATTGCCTGCCCGAACCACCTTGCGCAGCTCGGCAATCCCATCACCATCCCAATCGACACGGATATAGCACTCCGTCACCCAGATAATCCGCTGGGACTTGTCCATGTTCTGCGTGGTATCCGTCTGCAGATAGCCTTGCTCATCGTCGAAGGATAGACGCTCGATGCGCTCCATGTTCAAGGAAGCGGCAGAGTCGTCCGATGTCAGATTGTCGACATTCTTGTAGCCCATCGACTTGAGCTCAGACGAGGTGCGCGCGACACGGTGCCCGACAAACGAAGCATCACAAATGCTCTTGGCGTTGCGGTTAATCAGGAACTCTTCGGGGGGAACGTTCTCGACCTTGATGCGCCCGTACTTGTTCAGGTTGCGCTTGCACACCACGTCATAGAGCATCTTGGGCGGCATGGCCTGCAGTTGCTGCATCTGCGCTTGGATCTGTTGCACAGCCTGAGCGGCCTGCGGGTTCTGCTGGGCGGCTTGCATGGCCTGTTGCAGCTGTTGGGCCATCTGCTCCATGGCCTTTTCGCGCTTCTCGGCATCTTCCTCATCGGGGTAGGTCTTCTGCTCGACCACCTCGATCTCTTCATCGTCCATCAACTGAGCGAGCTCCATGTCTGTCATGGCCTCGTACTCTTCGCGCTCTTCCTCGTTTCGAGTGTCCCACCAGACTTTAACGATGCCGTTCTTTGACAGCAGGGCATCCTTCATCCAGTTGTAAGCGATCTTCTCGCCTGGGTTGCGCACGTAGAACAGGTGGTTGATGTAGTCGGTAGCTTGCTCAGCCTGGGGCTCGTCGCCAGGCTTCTGGGCTTCGAACTCGACCACGGTATCGCCAGCGCAGAACTTCACCATCAGCATGGGAAGCATCGACTCGATGGTGTTGCGCACGTCAGGAGAAACCACAGAGGACCGGCCATCCACCTCTGGAGGCGACAGGTCCATCACAGGCTCAGCGTAGTAGTACGCCATGGCCTTCTGCCGCTGATGAGATAGCTTGCCCGACCAATATCCTATGGAGTCGCGCATCTCGGCGTCTGTGATCGCCTTCAGCTCGTCTTCGGTCATTTGGTCTTTTTTGGCCATAGTCTGGGCCGCTTCTCAGCGGTGCCTTTCGTGTTTATGCATAGCTCAATTTCGGGTATTTTAGGGTAGAGCCGCCCCATTCGTCATTGGTTAACTGATCTGCGACCAATGCGAGATACCGGAAAGCATCAGCTCCATGGCTGTATTCGTCGTGCAAAGGCGCTCCAGGATGGTTCGTTTGCTGGTTCACATGCCGGCGATAGCGCTTCAAACACTCAACCAACCGTTTTGTCTTGTCCTTGTCGAAATAGCACCGGCTGAACACCATGCGGGCGGCTTTAATCCCCTGCTCAACGTCCATCCGAGGGATGCCGGGGTTTGTGGTGTCTCCTGGAACCGATCTGCCAAACGCTTGCAGTATTTCCTGCGCGCTCTTGCCGGACTTGTATTCCTTAGTGAACCCATCGTGTGGCAGATAGTCGTTACCCCAGTTCAGCGGCATGTCCTTCAGGTCTTTCACGTAGTCCGACAGCTTGCGGTGTGAATCCTCGATGTAGTCCACGATCCGGATCTCAGAAGCACCACGCTGAACCAGGATGATGGACATGGAGTCATTCCAGCCCAGATCCCACACCGCGTGCGTCTTCAGCATCTCGTCCACAGGGACTTCGCGCATCCGGCCCTTAGCCTCGGCCTCGGACACTTCATCGAAGTAAATCGCCCCTTGAACTGCTGGCATGCACTTTCCTTCCCAGATGTGGCCGTACTCGTCTACCTTCAAAGTAGCTTGAGCGTGTCGGCGCTCTTGCTCCAAGACTTCAGGGAACCACGGGTTCTCGGTGTAGTTCATCAGCACAGCCACACAGTCAGGCGGCGGGCTGGTCACAAAGCGTTGGTAAGTCTCGTCCGTGTCTAGCTGCGGGTTGAACGTCACCCACACCTCTGATTCGCTCTTGCGGATGGTAGGCAAAAGTACAGACCAGGATTTCTTGCTGACTGCGTGGGCCTCTTCGATCCAGACCCTATCCACCCCTTCATAGGACTTGATCGAGTCCACAGTGTGCTGCTGGAGCCCTGCAAAGGTGATCTCTGTCCCGTTCTTTCCCTTGATGACCGTCTGCTGCACTTCGTAGAAGTAGCCCAGGTCCAATGCCTCTATCTGGTCACTCAGGAGCTTGTGCACAGAGTCGGCAATCGACTTCTGCACCTCTCGGGTGCACAGGATGCGCAATGGCCTCTCGGTGCCTTGGATCAACAGTGCGCGGGCGAAGCCCCAAGACTTACCCGAACCCCGACCGCCATACGCGCACTTGTAGCGGTGCGGCGTAAACAGGAACTGCAGGGCTCGGGGGAATTCGATCACTTGAATGTGACCGTGAGAGAGTGCTTCACAGCGCCGCCGTCTTCGCCTGTCACTTGGATGGGCATTACCTTGCCAATCAAGCCAAGGAATGCAGAGGCGGTCTTTGGGTCTTCGGCGCAACGAGCGAGGTAATCAACTCCACCAACCTGCTCCAATGCCTGCGCGATCATGTCGCGGATCATGCCGGTGTTCTTGTTCGGCACGCCTTTAGGACGACCTGGGCCAGCTCCCATTGCGGCAGCGCCCTTAAGGTTCTTCTTCGTTTGTTTTACGTCAGACATTGACCGCCTCTTTAGCCATCTGTTCAAGCTTGGCCTTGGCTTCTTCGACCAGATGGCAAGTCATCCCGAAGTGAGCTTCGGCCATGTCTACCTGCTCATTTAGGGCATCCAACGTCTCGCGCGATCTTTGCTTGGCCATCAATGCTGCGCCTAAGTCGCTAATGGCGGTCATGTGCTTCTTTGACATCTCGGGTTCCTATGGATTGTCCGATAAATGCCACATTGTGCCATTAAAGCGCTCTTCAGACTACCTCGATGCAACTCAAGGCAGAGCGTTGCTGTTCTCGGCTCCTCTGCTGACGTCAGCCGCATACGCCATTTCCTGGCGCCCCTGTGAAGACGCCGCCCGGCAGATTCGGGACTGTGATGACCTGGCACCGCGACGTGGACTTGAACCACGAACACCTGACTTCAAAGGCCAGTGCTCTACCAATTGAGCTATCACGGATCAATTTGGTCTGTGTGGGTGGACTCGAACCACCGACCTCAGCCTTCCAAGGGCCGAACGCTGACCAACTGCGCTACACACAGAGAACCTTCATTATGCGCGGGCTAGGTGGGTTTGTCACGCCAAAAGCCACCACGCACACAATGCCCAAACACCAAGAATTGCCCCCCAGATGGCGCACACGCCGCCGATAAATCTCCAGTCGTTTACTGTCATCTTTCCTCCAATTCGTAAAACGTCACGCCCAACTCACTGGCGGCGTATGCCTCAACCTGCGAGCAGAACTCTGAAAACTCGGCTGTGTCCAGCTCCGTGGAGCTTTTGCCGATCACCTGGCCGCCTGGTAATTCCTCGACCCCGATGAACATGCGCTTGAAATACTCATGCCAGTTCTCGGCGCTGTACATCTTCCCGCCTACCACCGCTTGCGCTGCAACCTGGGCTAACACTCCATTGCCCCAGTACCGGCGGTTCTGCGGGCTGGTGCGCTTCCTCTTGGAGACTGTCAGTACCCACCTATGTCCACCTTGCAGAACCTGCGCCAGGAAAGGGTAGAGCTGGGTCTTGATGACTTGCCAAGCCTGGGAGCGGTTGTGCAGCTCAAGATGCAGCTTTTCAGCCATCGCCCTTGCCGTCTTCCGCCGTATGCCACAGTGCAGACGTAGCTGTCATCAGTGGCTGGCGCGCGGCCCTCATCTCTGGCTCCCATGCGGCACGGTTTTTGTACTGGGCTACTGTCGCCTCCAGCGTCTCAATGCGGCTCACAGCCGCCTCAATGTGCCTCAGGGCCTTGACGTTGGCATGCAGCAATGCCCTCTGTGCCTCGTAGAGCTTGGTCGATAGCGTTGAGTTCTCCTCCGTCAGCCGGTCAACTTCGCCCTCAAGGATTCCTTCAATGTCTCTCATCGCGCTTCACCTTTAAGCATTCCAGCCAACAAATCCGCTTCCATCTGCTCGGAAAGCGTTACCAGGCCCTTCTCTATTGCGTCAGGCCACCATTCAGGCTTTCCGCTGGGGGTTTCGCCGCAGTGGTAGCGCATCCCTTGGGGCTTCAGCTTTTCGGCGGGTACCATCTGCGATGGCCGAAGCGGATATGGACAGTTATGGTCGATTATGGACACTCTGGCCATAACTTTGTCGGTGGTTTCCATCGCTATGCAGGGCCAGCCACCGTACGAATAGCGGCATCCTTGGGCGATCATGGCAGTGTCCGGTAAGCGATGATGCGCATCGAGCCATGCGGTATTTTCCACGGCAAGCCGTTGGCCGGAATGCTGCAGATTTCCGCCTCTCTGCCATTGCGCGACAGAACAATCACGTCAACCTTCTTGTCATACGTCTCTGGCGGCTGCTCGTTGCTGTCACCTCGGGGGGTGAATCCTTCGGGGATGTTCATGTCATGCGCCTGATGGGAGCCGGCAATAGCCGCAAATGTCAGCACGGTCTGACGGGGCGCCACAGCCTGGGCAGTGCCGGTGATATGGCACGTACTTCGTGACCGGGACACCGTCCATGCGCGGGAACTGCTGCTGCAGCGCCTGCTTGATCATGCGAATATGGTTGTCGCCTTGGTCGTTCATGGCAGATACCTAGCAATCACATCGTAGAAGATGCCGCAGAAGTAGATGGCGATCAGTCCAATGATGATCTTGATCCAGACTTGGTCGCGAGCCTTGGAGCGCTCAAACTCAAGGGTTGCGGCGTCTATCTCTTCTTGGGTGAGCCAAGGGCGGTTGTTCATAGTACGTTTCCTTCGTGAAGTTCTCGCTTTTTCGCCACATAGGCGGCATGCGCCTCCTCTGGCGTGTCAAAGCCGCCCAAATAGATTTGCTTGCCATTCAGCCAAATTTTGGCGCGGTATTTCCCGCCATTCAAATGCACACCAATGAACCCCGTCTTGTTTGGCCGGACGCCATTGCGCTGGTTCTGGCAGTTGATCTGATTGCTCACATCTCTTAGGTTCGCGATGCGGTTGTCATTGCGAACGCCGTTGATGTGATCTATCTGCCCTTTTGGCCACTCTCCATAATGAATAGCCCAAGCAATCCGGTGCCCTTTCAAGACCGCTCCAGGCAAATTCACCTGGATGTACCCAGCGACGTCCAAGCACTTTGCTTCTTTGCCCAGCAACGTAGAGGCCCGCACCTTGATCCAAGTTAAAGCCCCCGTTTCCGGGTCGTAGGCCAAGCGCTCTTTAAGCTCCTGAGGGGAATAGATCTTTTGCGGCATAGACGTAATATTACGTCAACTTCGCCGAACGTTCAAGCCTTCTGAGCCGCTTGCCCATGATTTTTTTGAAGCGCCCCAAATAGTCGCGGCTGTTGCGCGTCACAGCGTTCTGCGCCTTGAGCCAGTCCACGCGCTCTTGGCCCACTTTCTGGACTAGCTTCACTTCGTATTGGTCAATTCTTCCGCTGTAGAGCTTGTTACAGATCCAGCAGGATTTGTGAATGTTCCACAGGTTGAACTGCAGGGCAGAGCAGGCGCCGTGCGAGCGAAAGTGCGAGCCGTGCCACTGGCCATCCCAATTCGCCGGCAGCTCGCAGGATATGCACTCGTCGTTCCTGTCCCGGATACGGGCGATGTGCTGGACGATCTTGCGGCACTCTTCCTCAAGCACGCTGATCTTCTTCAGACTCTCGCGCTTCACCCTGTCCTGGCGCTTCTCTTCTACCTGGGCGGCCTTGGATGCCTTTGCAGCGCGTCTTTCTGCCTTCTGGGCCTGTGCGTCTGCCCATGGGGCTATGCAGGCTTCGTGGATGCGCTCAGGGGGTGCTAGGCGCCCCTTGCAGTGGGGGCAAAGGGCGCGGCGCATGTCAGTCTGCAGCCAGCTTAGTGCGCAGTTCGTAGCCCATCAGTGGCCAGATTTTCTGCTCGGCGTTTTGGCGCGCGATCTTGCGGCCAATGTCGGCATCAAAGTTCTCGGGACTGGCGCAAGCGCTTTCCCCAGTAACCGTGAAGCCGTTTTGCAGCGTCAGCACACAGAAAGTCAGCAGCCCCAAAGAGCCAGCCGCCTCAAAGTGGAATGGCCGCAGCACGCCGTCAGGGCTGGCCTCGTTGTATGCACTGCCAGCAACGCCGTCAAAGGCGGTGAAGTAGTGCTCGCTGGCAATATTCGCCTTAAGGTCGGCAGGCGTCACGCGCGCGGCAGTCTTGCCCTTGGCTTGGATCATCTGCTCCACGGCGTTGTCGGAGTTGTCGGGGGAGTTCACGTTATGCATTTCATTCCTCAGTTGTTGCCAGTGTCCGACTGGCGGCGGCTTGGGCTTGCCCCAATTCCTTTGCTACGTCCTTTCCAATCCCCTGAAACATAGGCTCCTTCTCCAGCTCCTTGCATCGGAATCTGCTGTGGTCTATGAAGCCTGGGAGCATGGCCATTCTTGTTAGGTGGAGGACTTGTTTTGTGTATTCGTTCATCTGGCTTTGATCATGGCAAAAAGCGCGACGATCCCCGCCTCATCAACCGGCAAACTTGGGTATTGAAGGCCGTCCGCTGCTTCCACAAACGTCTCAACCTCCACATCCACCCCGGCCGTGTGCTCTTGACCGCAGGCGGAGCAGTAGAACTTCTGCCGCTGGTGAACAAGGTGCCTGGCGTCCAGGTCGAAGTCGATGCCGGACAGGGGGCAGTCGTATGCCTGCCATACCCTGGTCACAGCAAATCTCCAAGTATGCGCAGAGCGCGCTTTACATCAATGTCCATGGCAGGCTCTCCGTTGCGTACTTCATCTAGTACTGAGTGAGCCCAGGATTGTTCGGGGGTTAGGTTTTCACGCACGGCGTCACCTGCATTGGTAGTGATTTGTGAAGGGCTGCACGCGGAACTGTGTACATAGGCGCCGGTGTTGGCAGTGGCCACGGGTCCACAAGCCCAATGATGGCGCTCATGGCCTCTTCAATGTTCAACTTTTCATCGTTCGGCAGATAGCAGCGGACGATGTTCAGAATTTGCGCAAGCCTGTGCTCCGCCTTGTAGAACTTGAATTCCCAGTCTGTGGGCTTTTCCTCCAGGCTGGTCAACTGGGCTAGGATTTGCTGCCCTTCGATTGTCTTGCTCATGCTTCGCTCCTTAGTGCTTCCTTGGCAAACCTCATTGCCATGACATTTTCCCCATCATCCCCAGCGCCTGTTTCGCAGACGTGAGGGCGTAGGGCCGGATCTTGTCGCCTGCTTCACTGCGGGCCATGATTGCGCGCGCCCAGTCCTTGCCATCGTTCTTCTTGCTGTAGTCCACCTTCATGGGGGCTACAGGGGCTGGCGGGGGCAGTGCTGGCAGGCCGGCAATCTCTGCGTAGGTCTTGCGGGGCATCGCGGCCTCGCACAGCTTTTCAAACTGGGGCAGGTTCGGCGGAAATTCCGCGTGGTCAGCCTGCACCCGGCCTGCGGCTGTCTCGATCACGTCGCCGGGGTACTTTGACAGCTTCTGCTCCCAGACCTTCATGGCGACCCGAATCCCCTTGTCGCGGCCTTCCTCGTCTTTCTCGCCAGTGGCGAACTTGGAGATGAATTGGTTGCCGTAGGCGCCATGCAAAACAGCGAACAGCTTGCGGATCGTGATGGATTCGCCCCGCTCGGCTTGTTGGATGCCCTCGGCGGCGAGTTCTGAAACGTGGTTCATATGAAATTCCCGAAGATTGCTTTGTGAGCTGCCGCGTACTTGTGTTCTCCACCGCACCCGGCGCGGTTGCCGTCAGGTTTGAACAGGCCCTGCCAGCCTCCTATCGCCGCGTTCTCCAGCGCAAGGTTGTGATCTATGCCCTCCTGTCGCCAGGAATCGAGCTTGTCCACCGCCATCTGCTTTTGGGCATTGGTGGCGTTCTTCCGCTTTCCGCAGGAGTGCCATGCGTCCCAGTGCTCACGATTGATCCAATCCGGGACAGGGAAGGGGGCCTCGCGCTTGCGCGGGGATCTCTTCTTCTCTTCTTTAGATACTGCTTCTGCTTCTGTATCTGCTTCTGCATTGTCTCTACTCTGGTCTACAGAGTTCGACGGCGATCTACTTTGATCTACATTTTCTACAGATGCACGCTCTTTGGCCCGGCGCTCATTGATGTAGCGGCGCTTGCTTTCCTTCACGGTTTCCTCGTCGCGCAATGCTCGATACTTCTCGTGGTTCAAAAGGCGCCATCCGCCGTCAATCGGCTCAATGCGGCGCCCCTCGTTATCAGGCGTGCGGCTATAGGCATCTGGCGACATGAAAGCCTCCAGCGCCACAACAGCGTCTTCTACAGGGACGCGCGCCCTGTTCGCCAATCCCGGAACAGATCCCCACACGCGGCCATGCTGGTCGGCCATGGCCAACATGCATATCCAAACGAGGCGGGTTCTGTCGGGCTCGCACCAGATGGTGGATTCGGTGATGCTGGAAAACAGCTTCGTGAATGTGCGGCTCATGTGAAAATTCTACAGTAGATATTGATGTCTACATTGATCTACATGGGTGATTTTTACTCACGTATCTTGCTGCTGTGCAAGGGCTATTTGATCTGGAGCAGGCGTTCTTTGATGTCGATGCAGGTGCAGATTGCGTACTGGTGCTGCACGTAGCGCTCGTCCTTCTCGTGGACATTGCGCAAAGACTTCTCCTGATCCATGATTTCTTGCACAGCCTGGCGCACCTGGGCGGCATAGCGCTCTACCGCTGCCTCTGCGCACTGGAGGCCGTAGGCGGTCGCGTAGGCTTGCATCTTGGCCTGGGTGTAGGTGAAGCTCAGCGCGCCGTTGTTTTCGCTGAAATCGCCGTCTGCGCGGGGTAGCTCTGGCAGCGGCGGCAGGTCGTTGGGTTGTGTCATGGCTGGTCCTTTGGGGAATCTGGTTGGAATTGCCAGTGGGTGATTTCCTCATCCTCCACCGTTTCGAGCGGGCGCGTCCCGGTGTAGGTCGAATAAACGTTCTTTGTCGGCCATCTGCTCCCGTACTTCCTGCCGTAGGCAATGATGGTGTGGCAGGGGGGCGGCATTCTGTCGGCTACCTTTATCCAGCGATCACGCTCGCGCTCCTGCTTCACTGCCTCTGCTGCATAGGCATCGCGCTGGGATTGGGTGTAGATGGGGCAATCGTCGGGGTCGCAGCGGTTTGCCGAAATCAAAGTGCTAATGCTGTGGCCAGCCTCAATGAGTCTTTTGGCGGGCTTGGACATGTAACCCAGTGCCTCATGCTTCTTATCCTCGCCGCTCGCCTCTACGTCCATGATGTGGCTATCGAGTGAGCTCACGCCAGCACTGAAGTTTGCGTTGGACACTGCCTCACGCTTGGCCATTTTCTCGGCCCACTCGCGGCGCTCGATCTCGTTTGCTTCTTGGTCGGTCATGATTTCTCCTGAGTAAGCCGGACTTTCTTTTCATAAAGCCTGCCGTGCAAATCGGCGTAAGTGGTCGCAGGCACGCTTTGCAAGCTCCGGTAAGCGGCACACTGCCCCTCAAGATAGGCAATCTCTCGTTCAAGTAACTTGATGCGCTCCGCCTTGTTGGCAGCACTGGCGATCTTTTCGCGAGCCTCCTTGGCAAGCTTCTTAATTGCGGCTGCCTGCTGGCGCTTCAGAAAATAGTCTCTGAACATCTCATTTTCCTTTCAAGGGTAGGTAGCCAGAAGCTCGGGCACGGCAGCGGGCTTCTGTGATGTCAACCAGCTCATCCCACAGCTTCTCCATGGTCGGCATGTTGTTGTGGGTCATGGCCTGCTTCAGCTTGATCTTGACCTTCTGCTGGTCGTCGTGGCGCTGGGCGTCTACTGCTTGGGGGTTGGCGGGGTTCTTGGTCATGATGGGTCACGCTTCGCAGAATCCAGCAACTTGGCATTAACGAGCCTCTCTTCCGCCCGACGCAGGGTTTTCGCGCAATCATCAACGTAGTCCTCTGCATGCCTGACAAGGAGGGCTTTGGCGGCCTCAAAGGTCGCTCTGTAAGATGTCCATTCAGAATCCTTGTTAGCCCACCGCGAGCAACCTGGGCTAGTGTTGACCAGTATTTTTTGAGCCGTTTCGCGCTCGACTTGAACGGCTTTTATGCAGTTCATGAAGCCTTTATTAGCTTCGTACCATGTTTCTGTTTTCATACTGGCACCTTGTCTTGTTGGGGGAGTGGGGCGAGGAGTTCATCTACGGCGTCATCTCCGGGGTCTTCCAGACGCTTCAAGCTTGATGTCCGGAATGATGTTTCTCCAGCGTCCTCTATCAAGCTGCCTACGACATTGCGCCCAACAAACGTGCCCAGCGGCTTTACCCACCACTCGCCTTCATGTGGCGGCGCAGTTCGCTCGGTTACAACGCCGAATCTGCCCAAGTTTTGAGGGTGTTCATCTTTTGCGACGCGCACAACCATGACGCGGGCGCCGGGTTCAATCTTGCTCATATAGCCGCCTTCTTCAGTTTGGAGCGTTTATCGGTACTCTTGCGGCCTGCTGCCTGGCCTTCCAAGTCAATAGCGTTCTTAGAGCGGCCTTGCAATGGGGCTTGGAGAAGGCCACGGCAGTTGAGAACGAGCCCCATGGGTGCGCGTGAGGCGTTGGTCTTGCGAGGGGCTTTGCTGGGCATGTCGATGCCGCGCGGACGAGGTACGGGGAAGGTCATGGCTGCAGCATTTCAAGGATGGCATCGCGTGCCTCAATTGCGTCTTTTTGCGTGTGGAACAGCAACCCCTGCTGCAGCCATTCGTCATAAGGACCGGCGCCCCATTCAAATGAATCAACACCTTTGACGCACGTCACACAAGCCAGCCAAACCGTTGTGCCGCTTGGAGGCGCCGACCGCATGGGAGCATTAACTTTCCGGCTGCCAATAGTGATCGTCGGGTGGTTCACGATGCGCTCCAGGGCTCTTGCGTAGGTCACATAGCCCCACTCTTTGAGGAAACCGCTAGTTCCGCCTGGCATTTCGGCGAATGCATCGGCGAGCTGTTGCTCGGTGAAGTTGATTTTCATCAGATTTGACCTCTAAGTTTGGACGTAAGCCAGCGCTCAAACTCCAGCAGAGTGAGCGTGAATGACGCCTGCGTTTTGGTGTGGGTGACGTGGATGCCTTCCGGCTTGAACGTCACGGTGAAGGAGGGGAGTGTGAGGTTTGGCATGCCTAGATTGGATGCCCAGCCTTTGCAGAAGTCACGTCATTTCGGCCAATGGAAAACGAAAACGCGATTAATTTTCTTCATGAACAACTCTGCTGATTTCCCCTACAGTTCATCACATCGGTTCAGCAATGCACCGGTTGAAAGAAGCGAACGGCCCGCTATAAGGTCGGGCTGAGGCGAAACCCGCAAGGGAGCAAGACAGCAAGATACGAAAGCGCATTCCAACGAGTGCTCTTTCTTATCAACCAAGGAGTGATCATGGCGAAAAAACCAAAGTACAAGAATCTGTCCGAATTAGCTGCGGCCTTTGCCAGCGGCGAGCTGAACAAAGCGCACTACAAGCTGGTACTGGACAACGACTGCTCTTGGCTGCAATTCTGCGGCCCCCTGCCAGAAGGCATTGATGAAGAGAGTGACGCCGGCTATTCGTTCAGAGACGAGCGCACCGACGAATGCCGTAGTTGGTTTGAGGGCAGAGGGTACGCTGACTTGAGCGCCGCTTGCACCGCTGCCGGCATCCCTAACGAGTGGCGCTGATAGGCTTTCCCCGCCCCCTTGGGGGTCAATCAACAGGAGAACGAGCATGAGGCACGGCCAAAGAACAATTGAGGGCGCGGTCTACGAGCTAGGCGCGCGATTCTGCGGGATCAGGGCCGAGGCTTTGGCCAAAGAAGAGGCAGCGGTGAAGAGGGCGCGCGGACTGAAGGTCCGCGTCATCAAGATCAACAGCGTGGATTACATGGTCTACCAGCTGGGCGCCTGACCACCCCATCCCGCCCATCAGGGCACCAATCCATAGCCAGCATCTCGCTGGTTTTTTTACGCCTGGAGAAAAGCATGCAGGAGCGAAGCCCCATCGAAATACTTGGCGCCATCCTTGATGAAGTTGAAGGCTTGCGGCGCACCGATGCCCAAAGCCATCTTCCCGAATTCCTGTTGCGGGAGGCGCGCGCGGCTCTTGAAGTTGGAACCGAGAGCAGCAGGAATGAACTGCAGATCACCGACCTGGACGGTCTACAGGGCCGAACGATCAGCCATGTCTTCGACGGGGATCTCAAATCGGCGTCCATCGTTCTGCTTTGCACGGACGGCGCCTATCTCGCACTCGAAATTGACGGCGGCAATGGCGACGAGTTCATCAAAGTGGATTCGCTGAGCCGCTGGGGACGCGCAAGTCACGGGCTTGCTGACTATCTCTGGCCGCGCCAGCTTGTTGCCGCCGGGCTCATGTCCGATGCCGAGCGCATCAGGCTTGAACACGAAGAAAAGACCAAGGCACTTGAGCGCACCAAAAAGAGCAGCGAAGAAAAGATGGAGCGGCTGCGAAAAGAACTAGCCGATCTCGAAAAGAGCTTTTGAGCAACCCCCAGGCCCCATAGCGGGCCGTCTCTAGGAGGCCCCCATGGACCCATACAAAGCACCGCGCCCGCCAAAGGGCGAACACGAAGTAACGCTGTACCCGGACTGGGCGAATGATGAACCGGTGGTTTGCCACTTTGAGTACGTGCCCGGCGAGCCTATGACGCGCGATGCCCCTGGTTGCGCAGAGGAACTGAACCTCACTTGCGCATACATCCGGGGCTGGGACTGCTATCGGATCTTGGGCAGCAAGCAAATCGCGGATCTGGAAGAGCAGATTCTGGCAAGGCACAACGAACTGGAGTACGAGCCATGAGCACCACGCACACCCCCGGCCCTTGGGAGGCAGACGGCATCAGCGTCCATGCCGAGAACGGCAGCGTGAGACATATCGCGCGCTGCAACTATGCGGCTGTCGGGCAGAACTGGAGCGGGTCCGACTATTCGCACCCTTTCATGCAGGCAGCCAATGCCCGCCTGATCGCGGCCGCGCCTGATCAACACGAGTTGCTGCAGACCTTCACCGAGTGGGCGCGCCAGATCGCGGCGCGCACTGATCTGCCCCGCGGCATTCGGACTGCTGCAGCGAACTTGGCCGACGACGGCAAGCGCCTGATTTCCAAGGCCACGGGGGAAGCATCGTGAGTGACGTTCGCTGGATCAAGACCACAGCCGAGGTCTACGACGCCATCTACGGCCAGCACCGCAAGGAGCTGTGCCTGCACGGGACCATCACCGACACGAGCGACTACAACGGCGCGCCCCGCATCATGACCGAGTGGGGCCTGCCTGGTGCGGACTATCCGCTCATCAAGTACGACATTCGCGGCGAGGACAAGACGTTCTGGCTTGCGGCTGTGAAACAGGGGCAGGACGAATGAACACCCCACCCACTCGCCGCCAGATAGACGAGATGAACCGCGTGCAGGACGAGAAGCGCGCGGAGAACGACGCACTCGGCCCACGCCCGCAGAACTGCGGCCAAAGCTACTGCAGTTGCATCGAATGCCCATACCCGCCAAGGCGCGCCGGCACCTGCATTACCCCATCCCAAGGAGCCCCTGAATGAAATACCTCGTAGCAGTCATCGACAGCGGTGAAGCCATGTTCACCTTCCCCAAGACCGTTGACCACGACCGCATGGCCGAGTCGCTGGAGCGCATTCGCTTCGGCGGCGAACGCAACTGGGACCGAAAGCTGTTCAAGGGAGTGGAGCGCGGCACGATTGTCTCGGCTGGCTTCATCAGCAACGGCACTTGCCATGGGCGCAGTGAGACGCTGGACCTTGATTGCCGGCCGATCACCGACACGGCGCTGTTCCGGGCGCAGTACGGCTCCATTCCAACACCGGATGCCGCGCCATGACCCACCTCAAAACCACCACCCTAGCCGCCCTCTTCCTGGCGGCTTTCTTCATTCTGGCCCACCTCATGGACGGCCCCAGCGACATGCAAGCAGAGGAAGACACCGCTCTCGCTGTGAGCGACCTTGCAAAGATGGAGGGGGCGAAATGACCGCGCTACTCACGATTGCCTGGTTGGTGTGCACGTTCCTGTCCTTGGTCTGCGTTTACCAATTCGTCGGCATGCACCTGATGGTTTGCTATTTCCCCGAGGGCAAAAGCTGGTGGAACGTCCCCGCGCAATGGTTGTCATTGGCCGCATTTGCCGCCTGTGCAATTTACAACCCATGGCGTTTTTGACATGCCCCCATCCCTAGCCGCAGCCCTCTGGCTCCTAACCTGCGCGATCTGTCTTGCGCTGGCTATGACCTATTTCTATGGAGTTTGATATGAAATTTCTGATCGACAAGACTTCTTCTTGGGACAGAGAAGAGGCGCCCCATCCTGCTGCGTTTCAAGGGCCACTCCCGAGCCTGCGGACAGAGGTTCGGACATGCCGCACGATTGAAGAGTTTGACTCTCGATTTGGCGACCGGGAAGGCACATGGACCAGCAAGGGCCAGAACCACCGCACATGCCCTGATGGCATTTGCCGCGAAGTCCCCCAGGTCGGTACGGCTTGGTATGTGGAAATCGAAACTCTCGCCGATCTTTTAGACTTTGCCGGGAGCAATGGCGATCTGGTGATTTCCAACAATCCGCGCGTTGGCTGCCCTGAGTTGGAAATCTACGACGACTACCGGGAATGACCATGCACCACGACCCATTTTCCCTTTGGGTTGCAAAAGCCATCGCTGACTGTGGGGGCGACAGTGCTGCATACCTGGCAGAGATAGAGGCGGAAGTTACCCGCTTGCGCGTCATCCTGCCTTATGGCACACTCTGTTTTGTCGATGTGCTGAACCCACAATGACAAAGACACATGAGGCCTCTTTCTCATGCGCTCAGCCGAAAGGCAATGGTGGGTTCAGCACCAGAGCGCAGCAGAAAGAGGCCTTTTTGCGTTCTATCGACCTCTCTGCATGCGGAACGTCGGTGGTGCAGTCAGCACAAGTCCGGTACACGAGCAAGCCAAACCGGACAGCGTGGGCGAATTCCTAGAGCGCGGCGGTGGGCGAAAGTCCGATAGTCTGGGATAGCGTAATGCGACGGGCATGGCTCCGGGAAGCATTGACGTAGAGCGAACTGTTCTCCAGGAGACGGTAAGGCTACGTTTGCTCTGAACAATCACCAAGAAGCATTGTTACTTTAAGAGGGATAGATATGAATGTCTACCAGAAGCTGAACAAAGCCAGAGCTGACTTCCATCAGCAAAAGCTGATCAAGACCGGCCACAACAAGTTCGCCGGCTACAACTATTTCGAGTTGGGCGACTTCCTGATCCCGGCGCTCTCCATCTTCAACGAAAACGGCCTTTGCGGCATCGTGTCGTTTGGCGCCACAGAAGCCGCCATGCGCGTCGTGGACTGCGACAAGCCCGAGGACATGATCGTTTTCACGTCGCCGCTGTCAGAGGCCAATCTGAAGGGCTGTCACCCAGTGCAGAACGTTGGCGCGGTCGAGACGTATCAGAGGCGTTACCTCTGGCAAGTCGCGCTGGAGATTGTCGAGCATAGCGCAGTAGATGGCGCGCAGGTCGCCGGCAAGAAGCCGGGAAAGATTGCTGTCAAGGAAGGCATTGGCGACGATCTCCCAGAAGACTGGAAATCCTACCTCAAGGGCCTGGCCTTTGAAGTGAAAGAAGACGTTGACGCTGGCCGTCTGGATGACGCAAAGAAGCGCATCAAAGACGCAGCCCTTGAAGACGATCAATACATCTACATGGATCGCCAGCTCGACTCCAAGACCCGTTCCGCACTCAAGCCAAAGGCACCAGTATGACCCAGTATGACAACACCAACCGTGGAGTTCTCTTCATCAACGACCGCAAAGAAGAGGGCAGCAACAAGCCGGACCGCACTGGCTCCATCAACGTTGACGGCGTGGAATACTTCCTCGACGGCTGGATAAAGTCGGGGCAGAAAGGCCAGTTCCTGAGCCTTTCCATCAAGCGCAAGGACAAGCAACCACAGCAGGAGAGCCGCCCGGCCCAGCGCCCGCAGCAACCACCACAGCAACGCCAGCAGCCCCCACAGCGGGGAAACGACAGCTATGGTGGTGGTTATCAAGACGATGACAGCGCCCCACCATTCTGATCAGCCTGGCTATTTGATACCGACCTCATTGGAGCAAGACATGAGCACACCTGAAATCAACATCACTTCCCGTCACATCAAGTACGGCGCTATCGCCCTGATGGCCGCCATCGTTCTGGCTTTCTGCTGGCCGCTCTACACAGTGCCCACAGGCCATCGCGGCGTCATCACCGTGGGCGGCGCAATCAAGGGCATCGAGCCGGAAGGCTTCACGCTTATCTGGCCATGGCAGAAGCTCAGCGTGTTCAACGTGCGCGCCGAACAGGCCAGCATTGAGAACGCCGATGGCGCCACTGCTGACCAGCAACCCGTGAAGACAAGCCTTGTGGTGCGCTACTCAGTGCTACCCGACAAGGTGGCCCACGTCTTCGAGCAATACAGCCGCGACGGCAACCTTGACTCGTACATCCAGACAGCCAGCATGGATGCATTCAAGGCGGTCACGGCACGCTACTCCGCCCCCGACCTGATCGCCAAGCGGCCACAGGTAGCAACGGACATCGTTGCCCAACTCCGAGCCAAGGCCGGCGTGTATGGCGCGCAGATCATCAATGTGGACATGACCAACTTCTCCTTCAACCCGGCCTACATGGCGGCGATCAATGAGAAGGTCACGCAAGAGCAGTTGCGCCAAGCGGCCGAGAACAAGGTGCTCACCGTCAGCGCCCAGCAAAAGGAAAAGGTCGCCATCGCCGAAGCCGAAGCCACGGCCCGCATC